CTTAATAACTAAATCTTCATTAAATTGGGCGTGATGCGAATCATCAATCTTGATATCTAATGTATCATTATTAAACAAAATATCTTCCCATACCCAACCTGCTCTTGCAAAACGACATTTGTTAATAACAATATTAATTTGATTATTATTTAATTGATTAATATCTCTACCAAGTGAAATAACCATATGTGCCTTTTTCAATCTTTCAACTGAACCACCACAATGATTCATATCTAATAATCTAACGTTATTAGCTTCTTTTTTTGCTTGAATAGCAGCATACATAGCAATATCAAGTTCTTCACATAAAGATTCTACCTTCTTAACAACTTGTTCTTGACCAAACCATTTATCATTACCTCTATCATCAGGTTCAAGACAATCAATATAGTCAAGTACAACTAAATCTATTTTGCCTCGCTTATCCTCTTCTTTTTTAATGAATTTCTTTAATTTTGTTGGTGTAGTATCGTCAGATAATCTAACAATTTTAAGTTTGCCAACAACAGGACTTTTCTTTAAATCTTCAATCCTACTTTTTGCCTTTTCCTTTTGTTTTGATAACTGTGAAGAAGGAATACCAAGAACTTTTGCATAAATTTTTCTTCTAATATCATTTTCTTTACCCTCTAATATGATATGTAGAACATTTTTACCTAACATATAATTATTTGCAGCAATTAAAGATAACATAGTTGATTTACCTATACCTGGCGATGCAAGTATTAACGCAAACTCACCTCTATCAATACCGCCATTAACTTTATTGTCAATCTCCTTTATACCAGTACCAATTGGTCTTCTTGAATCTTATGATAATACCTCATCAATCGATTCAAAAATATCTTTACCATGTCTTTGTGGTTGACCAATATCAATAATAGCTTTATACCTTTCAGATAATGCAATAATAGTGGATTCATCAACAATACCCTTCTCCAATTTTTCAGTAGATTCTTTATTTGCTTTTAAAAATTCTTGCTGTTTAACGAATGTTAAAGCTTGTTCTTTAATGAATTTTCTATCTTCATTGATTTCACCTGACTTATACTTAATACCAAGATTTCTAATACTAACTAATCTAGCTTCAATCTCCTTCTTTTCAATATCATTTGAAACCTCAGTTTCCATTACCGTATAAATATTATCAATATTTGGTATGTTATTGTATTTCTTATAATAATCCTTTATTAAAACCATTATCCTTCTCATATCCATTGTTTCAAAATATGATGGTTCTAAATAACGTATAATCTCTTCAAAGAAGATATTTTTCGTGTTCTCATTAATATTGTTAGGTAATAACAATTCATAAACTAATTTAGTCTGATAGTTTAATCCTAATTTACCCATGTGTTGTTTTACTACTTCATTCTCGATAGACATGTTTTATTTTTTATTTTAGTTTGAATTTTTTAACTTGAAAGTAAATCTTGGATATTATTATAATACCCAAGATTCAATAATTTATTTAAATAATAGGTTCTACCATCATTTTTTCTTTCTGTTCAGCATTGAATTGTCTAATAGTATCAATATCAAAACCATGACGATTTTTAATGAAATACTCACTCCACATAAGGTCACAATCCTTTTGTTTAATATGTGCTTGAATGTAATTTACAATATCATCAAAATAATTTGTCAAATCTAATGAAAATCTCGCATTAGGATTATAATTCTTAATACAAAAATTTCTCTCAATAACATAATTATCATTGTAATACAAAACATATTTAAAGTTCTCACCAGCATTCAAATAATAACCGTTAGTATTATTCAATCCCTCCTGCTCAGAAGTTAATGGAACTCTAACACTCTTATCCTCATCTTTTGTTAATCCAAAAAATTTAACACCACCCTTATAAGTCTTTAAATACTTATCAATAATTAAATTATTATCCTTACTAGAAAGTATATCTCTAAACCCTTTAATGATGTCATTTGCGACATCTTTTAAATTTAAAGTCCTAGACTTTACATTATATACATCTGCCCTAAAAACCCTCTCTAATATGGCTTTATCGTTTAGATATAAAACAAACCTGTACTGGTCTTTTACAATTGAATTAATTTGTTCACTCATTTTTATTTTTTTTATTGGTTAATAATTAATATTACAATTATAATAATAATATTACAATATTCCTAATATTATTTTTAATATTTATTTACTATTTTTAAGATATTCTTTTTCTTTCAATATTACTGGGTAAAATGGTAAACAAAAATCATTTATACTACCATTCCAAACTTTCATGAAACCATCTTCTTTCATTAATCTTAATAAGTTTTTACTACCCCTATCTGAATCATCTAATTCTATTGTAGCAATATTCTCTACCTCGTATTTCGCTTCCTTAGTTAACATAGGCTCTTTAAGATTTATTATCTCATAATTTATACTATAAAAATCTCTACCCAATATCTTATTATCACTACCTTTGCCTTCTATAATTGCATCAAGAACTAATAAAGGTTTAAGTTTTTTATTTAAACTTCTTTCCTCTTTAATTAACTTAGCATTTTCAATAACTTCATCAATAAACATTTCTTCATTAATCGCCTTTGGAAATAATTTTAAAAAGGTTTTTTCCTGCAAACCACTTATACCCATAATGTTATCTGAAACGTCACCGCAAAAGGTTTTGATAATTGATAAATTCTTATAATAATGATTAAAATGTAGAAAATAATTATCTTTTGTAATAATTACCTTTTTATTTGCTAAATATAATTTAACAGTATCGTATTGTATTAATTGACATAAATCTCTATCATTAGTAAAGATAGTTATATTTTCAGTTGTATGATATAATTTACAATAATAAGCAATTAAATCATCGGCTTCAATAAACTCAACACTTAATTGACGAATAAATAATTCTTCTAAATATTGTTGTATTCTTACCTTAGTCTTTAAAAGAGATTCTTTCGACTCTTGTTCTCTCTTCATTTCACCCTCAGATAAATTAATTTTATTGTGCCAAGATTTATTTTTTCTGTTAGCCTTATAGTTTTTACAAATGTTATATCTCATTTTTCCGCCATTATCACCATCAAAAAAAACAATTAATTTATTTATTTTTAAATCCTTAGTAAGTGTTCTTAGTGTGAGAAAGAAATTAAATAAACCACCGATATTACCAAATTCATGCGTATAATAGTTTGATTTAACCAAAAATGAACGTTTTAATAAGTAATGTCCATCAACTAATAAAGTGTTATTCATTTTTTAATGTGTTTTAATTTTTTTTTGTAATTTTATATTTTTTTGTATAAAAAATTGTTCAAGTTTTTCTATAATATTTTCATTATAAGATATCCTTATTAAATGTATATTATTTTCTTTACAATAATTAGTTTTTATTTCATCTCTAATTTGTGTTTTAATAAAAGCTTTTTCACCACCAAACCATTTTATAGGTTTGTAATGTTGAATACCATCGTATTCAATACATATATTATATTTTGGTAAATAAAAATCAAATCTTAATAAAAATATGTGTTTACAATCATTAAATTTATGTTGAAGTATGTATTTAAAATTATATTCTTCTAAAAATTTTTCTATTTTTGTTTCACCTTTTGATGTTTGACCACATTTTTGACAACCATACCCATGTAAATGGTCTCTAGGTAATTGTAAAAATTCACCATGTTCTTTACAAATTATTTTTATTTTATTTGTACAATTAATGTAATTAACTAATGAATAATCAAATTTATTATTATGTTTAATATTAGCTTTTACAATAAATTCTTCTGTTGTGTATTTATATATACCACTACATTTTGCACAACCAAAACCGTCTAAATGACTATTGGCTGATTGTAAGAATTCACCATGTTCTTTACAAATTATTTTTATTTTATTTATACTGTTAATATAATTAACTAATGAATAATCAAATTTATTATTATGTTTAATATTAGCTTTTACAATAAATTCTTCTGTCGTATATTTATATGTACCACTACATTTTGCACAACCAAAACCATTTAAATGAACATTAGGTAATTGTAAGAATTCACCATGTTCTTTACAAATTATTTTTATTTTATTTTTACTACCAACATATTCTACTAGTGAATAATCAAATTTATTATTATGTTTAATATTAGCTTTTACAATAAATTCTTCTGTCGTGTATTTTTTACAATTATTGCTACATTTTGAACAACCATTACCCCTTAAATGTACATAAGGTAATTGTAAATATTCACCATGTTTTTTACAAATTATTTTTATATTCGTTTTTGTATTAATATATTCTACTAATGAATAATTATATTTATTACCATGAATATTTTTTGCTTTTTCTACAAACTCTTCTTGTGTTAATTTTTTATTACCACCGCATTTTGGACAACCACAACCTTTTAGATGTATATAAGGTAATTGTAAATATTCACCATGTTTTTCACAAATTATTTTTATATTAGTATTATTGTTAATGTAATTAGTTAATTTATAATCATATTTATTATCATGTTTTTCTTTTGCAAGTTTAATAAAATCTTCTGTTGTTAATTTTATATTATTTTTTGAACATTTAATACATCCATAAGATTTTAAATGCCAATTAGGTGTTTGATTGAATTCACCATGTTCTTTGCAGATTATTTTTACCTTACTATTAATATTAATATAATTAGTTAATTTATAATCATATTTATTATTATGTTTTTCTTTTGCAAGTTTAATAAAATCTTCTGTTGTTAATTTTATGTTACTACTACATAATGGACAACCACAATTTGATAAATGATAATTTGGTACTTGCAAAAATTCACCATGTTCTTTACAAATTATTTTTATTTTAGTTTTTGTATTAATATATTCTACTAATGAATAATCATATTTATTACCATGTACTTTAATAGCCTTTTCTATAAATTCTTCTTGTGTTAATTTTTTAGACATTTATATTCATGTTTTAATGTGTTATATATAATAATATTGCTAATATATTCAATGTTGCAAAAAATAAATCAAAATTTTCTTTTGTTTTAAAATATAATCCTGCATGATATAACCCAAAAGTTATATTTAATGTTAATGTTATTACCCTAATTATTTCCATTTTAAATGTTTTTTAAGTAAAATTTTTAATTTATTCAAACTTTTTTTAATTGCTAAATCACTATCTAAACAATTAAAACAATAACCTAACCTGGTATTAATTATATTTCCACAAGATTTACATTTTATCTTATTATTCATTATTTTTAATTTCAATAGTTTCTAAATTACAAACATTATGATATTTTACTTTAGCTGGATTATAAGATTCAATATCTTCAAAATTAAGTGCTTCATTAGTATTGCTTTGTAGTTTTAATACAATCGGCTCTCTTTCATCGCAAAAACTAATAACTATTGTATGTAAGTATTTTGGTTTATCATTTGTTTTAATATAGTGTAAAACCCCTAAACCAATAACCATTAACAATAATATTATATTAACAATAGTAATATTTCTCTCTCTATTCATTATTTTTAATTTAATATATACAAATATAAAGTATTATTTTTAATTAACCTAATAATCTAATATTTTTTACGGTTTATAGTTTTTATTGAAATATTTATTATAAATAACTACCCCTAATATAAGTGCTACTATTACACCTACTAATGTAGTTATAGGTAGAAATACATAAAACCAACTAAATAATGAATTTATCATTAGTTTATAGTAAATTAATATGAGCGTTAGCTGACCAAGGAAGAATGGTATATAGAATTGTAGTTTCATAAGGGTGTGTATTTAGATTTAAACTTAGTTTCATATCTTTCAGTAAATTTTATATCACCAGAATTATATAATGATAATATTTCTTCGCTACTTAATTTTTCAGGTGTTATAATTTCAAATGTATAATTATTTTCTTTACAATATTTTTTTACACCTTCTATCTTATTTAATACTTTTGGGGAGTTAATTAAAGTTGAAGGTTTTATTTCAATAATTTTATTACCATTAATAACAAAATCAGGAAAATAATTTCTTTTTATACCTTCATAATCTACATAAGGTATTTTATATTTTTTTAATTCACCATTTTCCCATGAAAGATTTTCTTTTACAATAACATTAACCATGTAAGATAATTCAAATAAACTTCTAAAAAACCAACCATTTGGAATATAATGACCACTCCAACCGTTTCCTGAACCTTGTGGTGATGGTTTTCCAAACATTGGATTATTTTCACCAGATGAATTATTTTTTTGTGTATTAATCCATTCTTCGTATTTAGTTGTACCAGACTCTACTCCGAATTTTTCAATCCATGTTTCTTTAAAACCACCAGTTCTACCGTAATTAGGGTTATTTTCACCAGAAAATAGTGAACTTAATCTTTCTTTATTCTCATTTGATTTTAAATAATCAATATATTTCTGTTTCTTTTCACTAGGATTAGACCAGCTTTCTTTCATTTGTTTTTTTATCTCATCAGTATGTGTTTTACCAAAAAATGGATTATTTTCACCTTTAAATTTATTGCTATTATATAATTTTTTACATTCAATACATGGAAAATTTTTACAATTATTAATACAAATTACACCTGCTTTTTCATATTTTTTTATTTCAAATTCTTTAATATAGTTTTTTAAAGTAGTGTAGTTTCTAAGATTTTTAATTATTATATCAATTTCTTCATCATTATATCTTTTATTTTTATATCTTTTTGTTTTTAAAATTGTAATTATATTTTTTTCTTCTCTAATACAATTGATACAAATATCTTTGGATTTATTTGAAATTATTATTTCATTACATTTTGTGCAGTTTTTCATAATATTTTATTAATTATTTGTAATTTTATTGTAGTTTCATGAGGGTGTTTGTGATAAGTAATTTTCTAAGGTTTTTATTATATTTTTATCTGTATAAGGTATTCTTAATAAATTTATATTATTTTCTTTACAATATTTATTTTTTACTTCATCCCTTAGTAAAGATTCTTTAAATGCTATTTCACCACCAAACCATTCTATTGCTTTAAAATGTTGTTCACCATCATATTCAATACATAAATTATATTCAGGTAAATAAAAATCAAAAAATAAAATACGTTTATAGGTACAATCTTCAAATGTTTTTTCTTTAATAAAATTATAATCTTTATTTATTAAAAAATTATCTATTATTTCTTCACCTTTACTTCTATCACAAAATGGACAATTTTGTCCTCTTATATGATTATTAATTGATTGTATAAATATTCCATGATTTGGACATATAATTTCAATTTTTGAATGTGCAGTATTCATTTTAACTAAAGAATAATCATAATTTTTATCTTTATGAATTTCTTTTACTCTACTTAAAAAAGTTTCTAATGAAGTTGTTCTATTTTGTCCTCTAATTATATTGGCACAATTAGGACAACCGTATTTTTTATTTAAATGATTAATTGCCGTTGTTTTATAATTACCATGTGTTGGACAAGTAACTTCTATAATACTTTTTAAGTTTACATAATCAAATAAATTATATAAATATTTATTACCAAATTTTAAATTAGCTTTTAATAAAAATTCTTCTTTTGTTAATAATCTACCTCCACAACATAAACCGCACCCTGCACCTGATAAATGTGTACTAGCATTTTGACTAAAAATACCGTGTTTATTACAAATTATTTCTATATTACTTTTTGAATTTATATATTCTACTAACGAATAATCATATTTATTTCCATGAACTATTTTTAGTTTCTCAATAAATTCTTCTGTTGTATATTTGTATGTATTACCACATTTTGGACAACCCGCACCTGTCATATGTAAACCTGGTCTTTGTAAAAATTCACCATGTTCTTTGCATATTATTTTAACTGCTGTTGTATTATTTATATATTCTACTAACGAATAATCATATTTATATTCATGAACTTTTATTGATTTTGTAATAAATTCTTCTTTTGTTAGTCGTTTTTTTAATCCAGTTAATTTTTGTCCACATTTTAAACATCCTGTTGAACAATTAAAATGGTCTTTTATTTTTTGATTAAATGAACCATGTTCTGGACAAATAATTTCAACAATATCACCATATGTCTTAAATTCCACTTTTTCATAATTAAATTTATTACCAAATTTTTCTTTTGCTTCAATAATAAATTCTTCTTTTGTTCTAACATATTGACCAGAACATTTTGGACAACCAGTTTTTTTTACAGATGTATGTCCATTAGCTTTAACATTAAAATCACCATGTATTCTACATGTAACTATAATATTTTTATTAGTTTTAGTATAAATACTTTTATCATAAAAGTATTTATTATCATGTACTTTATTAGCTTTTATTATAAATTCTTCTGTTGTTATTTTTTTCATATATACATTAATAATATTAAAAATACCCCCTTAATTGGGGGTATTTTTAATATTTACTCTTTTGAATTATCAATTTCTGTTATTACTTCAATACCATCTGAATCTGTTTCACCCAAATCTTTTAATATTTGATTTAATTTTTCATTTTTAAATGAATTAACTTCTGATTCTAATCTTGTACCATATGAAGTAATAAATACCGTTCCATCAAAAGTTACATTTGAACAATGATTTTTAGCAACTTTTATTGGTACTAAACTTCCTAATATAGTAGTTTTTTTATTTTTAATAACACTAACTTTCTGAACACTTCTAGATTTTTGTCCACCGCAATGAATTATCATTCGGCTAAAGCTGTACATTGCCTCGCCACCCTTATGACGAAGAGTTCCTTGTCCTCCTGAAAGAGAATCATACCAAATTTTTTGTACACATATTAATGTTGATGTATATAATTTATTATTTTTTCTAGTTGATGGTATTCTGTGATGACATATCCCTTTAAATGATTGTTCCATACTTCCAGCGTTCCACATGTTGTTAGCCTCTTTATCTTTTTCTTTGGCAGTTAAAGATTTACGACAATTACATGAACCAGCACTATCCCAACCAAAAATAATATTCATAGGTAATTCACCTGATTCTTGTTTATCTAAAATATCATTAATAAATTCTGATACATCTTCAATAGATGGTTCTGAAAAATCTTTATTATATTTTTTACCATAATTATTTGTTAAATAATCTGAGTCTACATAAATATAATCACTATCAAAATCAAAACCTAAATTAGTAAGATATTCTTTTTTCATAGCATTTTCTGTATCAATAATAATAGGTAAATAACCATTTGTTTGTGCAGAAACCATAGCCTCATACATTAATGAACTTTTAGAAGTATCACTATACCCTCTAATTAAAGTTAATTCACCAACAGGTATTCCTTCTAACCCTGTTGCAAATTGAAAAGCATTAGACATAGGTAACCATTCTAATGGTTTTAATTCAGAATCTTCAATTTTTATCTTACTTTTAAAATCATTCAAACTAAATGTTTTTTTAGCCATTGGTGCTTTTCTTGTTGGAACATTCTTGTCTTCCACTGAATTTTCGATATTACTATCTACTGATTCTTTTATTACTGGTTTTTTCATTTTTATTTTTTATTTAAAAGGTTTATTTTTATTATATTCTATATTCCGATATGGAATATTCTTAAAACAATAAAGTCACCAAAACAATATAATCTTTTAGGATTAAAAGTTAAGGTGACTTATATTTTAATTTATTTAGAATGGCATATCACTATCATCACCAAGACTTGCAATTTTCTCTGCATTTGTTTTTGGTTTTGATGTTTTAGGTTCTTCTTTTGGAACTCCTACTTTTTTTGACCATTCATCATCACTTAGAATTTCATCATTAGACCCACCTTCTTCTTCATATACAACATTGCTAGGTGCTGTTGTTGTTTGTTGTGATTGTGTTGGTATTTTGTAATTGACATTACCTAAATTTGGTAGAATATCTTTTTCAATTACATCTAAATAAAACTGTTGATGTTTTTTGTGGTTTTTAATTTCAACTTCTTCACCATCAACCATTTTTTTAATCATTGTTGGTGGAACATCAGTTTTGAAATCGTATTTCCAAGATGCTTTTGTTTTATCTTCACCGCCATCTTTTGGTGCAGCAAATCTAAAAAAGTCTTTTGAACCACTAACCCAGTCTTTATCATGTCTTAATGTAAGATTGAAGTTAATTTCTGTTTTACCATTTTTTTGTGATTCATT